GACAACAGCGAGGGACTTGAAAAAGCCCCGCTACTTAATGCAATGGGTGACCACGATGGATTCGGAGAGTGGTTACTTACAACTACTTGGGTACTGTATTCGAGACAACGATTCATTTGGTTGGAAGACAGTGTTCGAGCATGAGAGCGAGTCAGTGTGTAAGAAGATGTTGAAAATACTTAACGAAGGATAGTGCTATGGGATACAGAAGTAATGTTATGGCGGTGTTCTACACCTACGAACCTAATGAGTTCCCTGCGATGAAGTTATTCATTGACGAGAACATACCCGAGTGGTTCAAAGATGAAGAGTTCATGAGTACGTTTGAGAGGACAGATAACTTGCAGGGTGTCAAGTTCTACTTGACAGATGTGAAGTGGTACGAATCCTATTCTGACATACAGGGATTCGAGCAAGCGTTGAAGAAGTTCGAGAAGTTAGCCGACGAGGGCAACAAATGGTATTGGGAGTTCGTGCGTCTAGGAGAGGAGGTGGAAGACATAGAGGAGAGGCGTAGCTATCAAGCCGATGGCTTGCTTCATGTAGTTAGAAGTATTGAGTGTGGTTTTTAAACAACGAAGGGTAACAAATGTTAGAAGAAAGAAAAGTTCAGAAGGCCAAGATCACTTTGATGCGTAACCCAATGTTCGCGTTGTGGTCTGGCATCTTGATGGTTGGTCGTACGAGCGTAGTGGACAACATGCCGACTGCGTGCACTAACGGACGGGATGAGAAGTACGGACGCAAGTTCGTTGCTGACCTGAAAGACAACGAGTTGAATTTCGTGGTGCTTCACGAGAATCTGCACAAGGCGTTCCGTCACTTGACTACGTGGAAGAAGTTGCACGATGAGGATCATCGGCTGGCTAATGCCGCTTGTGACTACGTGATTAACCTCAAGCTGAAAGACCTTGACCCAAGCGAGAAGGTCATTGCGATGCCCCGCTTCAAGGACGGAGAGATGAAGGGCAAGATCATGGGCCTGATAGATGAGAAGTATCGCGGCATGCACGCCAAACAAGTGTTCGACCTACTGAAAGAGGAGCAGAAGAAAGGCAAAGGGAATCCTTGTGAGGACGGGGATAGTGGTGGGATTCCCACTAATGGGGATGGTGAAGGTGGGTTCGATGAGCACGATTGGGATGGTGCGAAAGAAATGACCGAGGTGGAGAAGAAGGAGCTTGAGCGTGAGATAGATCAGGCTATTCGCCAAGGTGTAATGGCGCATCAAAAAATAGCGGGAACTGGTGCAGGTGGATTGGATCGTGACTTGCTTGACTTGCTTGAACCCAAGGTCAACTGGCGTGAGATGTTGCGTGAGTTTGTGAAGTCCACATGCCATGCAAAGGATACGTCCTCATGGCGTAGAGTTAACCGTAGGTTCTTGTCTATGGGTACGTACATGCCTAGTCTCATCGGTGAGAAGGTAGGTCATCTGGTTATCGCAGTAGACACATCGGGTTCTGTTGGTCAGGAAGAGTTGTCCGAGTTCCTAACAGAAGTTAGGGGTATCGCAGAAGAAGTTAAGCCGAGCCAAGTGGACTTGATCTATTGGGACAGCGAGGTTGCCGCGCATGAGGAGTACACCGAGAACATGGTGAGCGACATCATCAACTCGACTAAGCCCAAAGGTGGCGGAGGGACTTCACCGTCCTGTGTATCAGAGTACCTGAAAGAGAAAGCGATTGAGCCTGAGTGCATCATCGTTCTTACGGATGGGTACGTGGGTAGCGATTGGGGTAGTGATTGGACAGCGCCCGTGTTGTGGGCAATCGTAGGAGGTAATGATGTCATTGCGCCAAATGGTAAGACAGTCCACGTTAAAGAATAAGTTTGATCGTTTGTTTATAACATTTGTTAGGAGTACGCACATGGTAGTAGTTGATATCGGGTATCGCAAGCTGGTGATGCCCAAAGAGCAAGCGATGATGTTAGCTGAGTGCTTGCAAGCCGCAGAGGTATACGAGGAGAAGTATTGGAATGAAGAGAAGCGCAGAGAGAAGGGAATGGAAAACCCATACACGTACCACGTGTACCCCAACGAATCCAACTTCTCGATGCACATCATCAGTGACCACATATATGCAATGGCAAAGTTGGCGGGCAAACCCGCTAAAGATTAACTTAACTGGAGAATTGAAATGAGTATCAGCGCATCAGCAGTGTTAGTGGAATTGAACATCAGCGTTTGGCCTGCATCAAAGATTGATCGGGAGGTGACGAGCCAAGTCAATGCAAACGCATCGGCGCACAAGGACGCATCGCAGACCAAGAAGAATCTGTTTGCGGGTACAAGCCTACGAGCAGACATCGAGAAGTTTGCGGCAAGAGTGCGACTCTACAACAATCAGCATACGTTGCCATGGGCAGACAAGGGTGAGCGCATGTTGCCAACCAAGCTGTTTATGGAATCGAAGCAGACTATGAACGGGTACGAGCGTACGTTCAACATGTTGTGCGATAACTTCTTTGATGAGTACGAGACTCTGGTACGGGACGCACAGGTAAATCTGGGTTCGCTGTACAAAGCCGAGGACTACCCGCCACTGGAAGAAGTGCGTAGTAAGTTTGCGTTCCGTTGGATCATCAAGCCATTGCCCGAGGCCGGGGACTTCCGGTTAGACATACCTGCGAATGACTTAGAGGAGATGCGGCTGGCCTATGAAGCACAGTATTCGGAGAAGCTGGCCGAAGCGATGCGTACACCATGGGAGCGCCTGCATGAAGTTCTGTTGTCCATGTCCAAGAAGCTGGAAGACTCAGGCGATTCTAAGAAGCGGTATCACGACTCGCTGATTAGCAACCCGTTGGAGTTGTGCGACCTCTTGACAAAACTGAATGTCACTAACGATCCTAAGTTGGAGGATGCACGTAGGCAAGTAGAACTAGCGATGCTTGGGACAGACATCGAGGAAGTTAAAGAAGACGCAACTGTGCGCGAGAGTTTGAAGTCCAAGGTCGATGCGATCTTGGGTAAGTTCGAGTGGTAATCAATAACATTTGTTAGGAGTAGATGAGCATGAGTATGAAGACATTGCAGATGAGTAACGTGTTGCTTCACCCAGACATGGAGAAGTACAGGAGCGAGTTAACTAGCGTGTTCCCCCTGATTGATCCAGTAGTTAGCCGACTGGCTATGTTGAATCCGCTTTGGACATTCGCTGTTACGGGGTACATAGGTGTAAGCAACGGAAGAGCGGCGTCAGAGTTCGAGGTTAAGTTGGACGGTGAAGTGCTGGGTACGATAGGCACATCGTACATGGGGCAGAAGGGACGAGTGATCTGTATCAGCAACGACCGTATTGGTAAGGCTAGAACGCGATCAAGCAACTACCGGACATCTGATGCAGACAAGGCTATCGTCACGGCGAAGAAGATGTTCGGCAAGATGAACCCCAACGAGCGTATAGCTAAGGCTAAGGAAGCAGCCGAGCGTGTGGTGACCCGAGGTGCGTGGAACAAAGACCGTGAGCGTTCTAACCATAGGGAAGTAGTCCAAACGGAGTTGATTAAGTGGGCTACGACTACGGGGTTCCCTATGTTCATGGAGTACATAGAGAAGGAAGCCCTCCCATCAATAGCACATAAAGTTAGGACTGCTAGAGAACGACTAGAGGCTACCAACGTAGAGATGAAGACCATCGAGCAGGTGCAGAGTGACTTTGCCAATGGCACAACTGCGTTAGTAGTCAAAGATTCTGGTAAGTACCTAGTTCGGATTGGTGACAATGTAAACCTATACGATGATAATAGCCTCCCTGTTGATATGCGTATGAAGATAGGCATGCTCAAGTTGGTGGAGAACGAGCAGTACATCACCGACATGGGTTGCAAAGTAACCGATGAAATCTTTGTACTATTGGTAAGCTAACAAATGTTAGATATGGAGAACAAAATGGAAGAGTTGAGATACCACTCACGAGCAATCCCCCTGCGAAGTTGCAATGACCCCAAATTCAAGTGGGTTGGAGCCGCTTCTACTGACGTACGCAGAACATGGCGTAAGGCACGGCTACTTATTCGCTTGACGAAGGGAGCTGCTTATGAAGGCCGTACTTGAGTTCACGTACCCACAAGATGAACTCAAACTCAAACATGCGCTGAGAGGTGAAGAGTATTACCTTGCACTGGTTGAGATAGACAGAGTGTTGGCAAACCCACGGCAGTTCGGGGATAGAGCCGACATGCTCGACAGGATTAAATATATTTTGGAAGGAGTAGTAGAAGATGAACGGGTTTAAAACACACAACCTTGACATTGGAAGTAACCAACCCGTACACAAGTACAAGCTATGCAACAAGTGCGAAGAGATGAAGCCCCCCGAGGGGGGAGTGGAGATGTCATCGACACGATGGTTGTGTACGGGGTGTTGGTCAAGCAGAACATCATTGAGGAGTTTGTTAAATGACAACCGGAATTGAAGAACTGAAGCTAGAACAGAAACGCAAGGGGCGGGGATTGGGAAAGAAACCCGCGCTTTGCAATACGAGTTTGCGTCTACCGCATGAGGTGATGGATTATTTCAACACCAATTTTGCGTACACAAAGCAAGCCAAGATGCGTGAGATTCTTACCCAATACGTTACTAACCAAACAGGAGTTAAACCATGATAAAGAAGATGTCAAAGTCAGCGCAAATCCGCAAGTACGTTGCGGCACATCCAAACGCTAAGTCCAGAGAAGTAGCCGATGCCTTGGGGGTAAAGAGTGCCTACGTATATTCAGTTATATGGGCGGCAAAGCAAAAAGCCAAGGTAGCGAAGAAGAAAGTCACAACCGATAAATCTAACTGGAAGCAGTTGGGTTTGTTTAGTTCTGACATTCCGGTCTATGAAGACTCAGTTACGGATACGACACCCAAGCGTATGGCACAACTTGCGTATGAAGCGGGTGTAGCAAAAACAAAGTTGCGTATGGAAGGACAACGCCAGATTAAAATGTTTGAGCCCAAGCCCGACGCAGTGAATCACCCTCCACATTACAAAGTAGGTGGAATCGAGACGATTGACTTCATTGAAGCCAAGAAGTTGGGATACAACTTGGGCAACGTGGTGAAGTACTTGACCCGAGCCGACCACAAGGGCAACCGCAAGCAAGACCTTGAGAAAGCCAAATGGTACTTAGAGCGTGAATTGAGCACCGCAACCTAACAATTGTTAGGGTTTACATAGCCACCTTCGGGTGGCTTTTTTTCGTCTGTACTATTGACAAAGTAAAATGTTGGGGTAAAATCAAGACCATAAACAACTGGAGTATTAGATGGCGACTACCCCCGAGGCCAAGGTCAAAGCAAAGATCAAGGCAATCCTCAAAGCCCACAACGTTTACTACGCTATGCCGATTGGTACTGGCTACGGTAGCAGTGGCGTCCCCGACTTCCTGTGCTGTATCAAAGGCAA